AGTAGATCAATTTTGGTCTAATTTTAATTCTACACAATGGTGTGTTCAATTAGATGATATAGGTTTCATGCATCCTAATATTGCTACTTCTGGAGATCCATCTTTAATGGAGATGTTGCAAGTAGTTAATAATGTTCCTTTTGTTCCAACACAAGCAGCTTTAGAAGATAAGGGAAGAACCCCTCTTAAAAGTCGTTTGGTTTTAGCTACAACTAATACTGAACATTTAAATACATTATTTTATTTTTCATGTCCTTTAGCTGTACAACGCAGATTGCCTTATGTAATTGATGTCACACCTAAACCTGAATACTTAAAGGATGGTTGTATGCTGGACGGTGATAAGGTTCCACATGTAAATGATGGAGAATATCCTGATTTTTGGCATTTTACTGTTAAGCGTGTTGTACCTCATGGTAAAAAGCGTGAGGGGCAACGTGGTACTTATGAGGAGGTGGGTAAATATACTGATATTTACTCATTTCTGGATTGGTTTTCCGAAACTGCATTACATTATGAATCCATGCAAGATAAGGCTGTAGAATGTAATGATATAATGGAGAAAATACAGCTCTGTAAATGTTTACGTCCTTTAGCTAAATGTAGGTGCATTACTTTACAATCTGATGATGTAGTTAGTGAAACCCCAGATTTATTTGGGGAAACTGAATGGGTTACCAAAACAATGGCAAATATACGCGCTCATTTGGTAACATATTATACACCAGAAACACATTTATTACGTGATGTTCAATCAGATAATGGTATCTTTGGTGTTTTTAAATTGATGTGGTACACAAGTGTCATGTTTGCTTATTTACGTAGCCCAATATTGCAGAGATCTTGTGACTTTTTATTTGGACATAATTTTATGTTTAATCATTGTTTAACAGTTTCATCAGATCATACTTTATGGAAAAGTCTATTTAAATATATGGGGCGTAGAGCTCAAGCACAGATAGGTACTGTAAGATTATTATGTTCAATAGCCTTGTTTTTGACATCAACTTATGGAATTTATAAGCTTATATCGAGCTTTATGAGTAAAGATGTGTTTAATACACAAAGCGAAGAGGAAAACATTGAAGTGAAAGAATCTAGTAAAGATATTGGTAAAGCTCCACAAGTTGGTACAGAAGAACGTGTGAATGTATGGTATAAAGATGATTATCAGGTGACCACATTTGATGTTTCTGCTCAGAGTATGTCCATGAAAGGATTGGATCGTGGAGCAACGGAAAGTATTTTACTTAATAATTGTGTATTTATATATTGCCATAAGCAGAATGGATTAGTTAGACCAAGTCGAGCTATTTGCTTAAAAGGCAATATATATTTAGCAAATAATCATTGTATTCCAAAAGAAGATTTTGAGATGTCAATGATCCAATCTGTGGGAAAGGATGGAACTAATTCTAATTTGAAATTTTTGGTTACTGAGAATGATATTATACGTTACCCAGAGTTAGATTTAGCTTTCTTGAATATTAGGTATATTCCGCCCAAGAAAGATATTACTAATTTATTTAGTAAGAGTAGTTTGAGAGGTAATTATAATTGTGCTTATTTAGCACGTAATAATGATGGTTCAAAATATACAGAATCTGTTAAGAATGTAAATTATAATAATTCTTTTTATGTATCTGAATTAGATCAAACATTTAAAATGTGGACAGGTGTAGTTTCTACAGCCACTATAAATGGACATTGTGGTTCTATGCTGTTAGCACACAGTGCTATGGGTCCAATAATTTTAGGTATCCATGTTCTGGGTGCTGCAACAGGACACGTAGGTTCATTGAGTGTAACCTATGAAATGATTGAAAAGGGTATGAAAGCTTTTGGAACTATACATATTCAATCTGGGCACCCCATGTTAAGCGCACCAAGTGCTGTTCGAGCCTTGGGTGCTTTACACAAGAAAAGTCCAATACGCTATATTGAAAGTGGAACTGCAAATGTATATGGTTCGTTTGAAGGTTTTAGACCTAATGGCAAATCTAGCGTGACATGTAGTTTATTACATGATACGTTAATTACACGTGGATATAGCTTAAAATATGGACCCCCTGTTATGAGAGGTTGGGAACCATATTATAATGCAATTATAGATATGGTTCGACCAGTTACACAGTTAAATACTAGAATTTTACAAGAATGTGTAAAATCTTTCACTGAAGATATTCTTAGTAAATTAACAAGTGATCAATTAGCTCAGGTTCATGTGTATGATGATTGTACTGCTATTAATGGTGCAGATGGAGTTAGTTATGTGGATAAAATGAATAGAAACACGAGTGCAGGTAATCCTTGGAAAAAGAGCAAAAAATTCTTTATGCATCATGTACCTTCAACATCTACATGTACAGATCCAATTGAATTTGATAAAGAGATTATGGACAGAGTTACTGTATGTATAGATACCTATAAGCGAGGTGAGAGATTTCATCCAGTTTTTTGTGCTCATCTTAAAGATGATCCAATGACTTTTAAGAAAATTTCTGATAAGTGTACTCGTTTATTTACAGGTGCACCATCCGATTGGTGTATTGTAAATAGAAAATATTTATTATCTGTTATTCGTTTGGTTCAAAATAATCGTTTTTTATTTGAGTCAGCTCCAGGTACAGTAGCCCAATCATTAGAATGGGAAGAAATGCGTGATTATCTAGTTCAGTTTGGTGAAACAAATATGGTGGCAGGGGATTATGCTAAATTTGATAAACGCATGTCTTCATTAATGATTATGGCTGCGTTTGATATAATTATAGCAATTTGCAAGGAAGCTGGTTATACACAAGAGGAACTTCAAGTTGTGCATGGACTTGCTGTTGATACAGCATATCCCACTGTCGATTTTAATGGTGATTTAATTGAATTTTATGGATCTAATCCATCAGGACATCCGTTGACTGTTATCATAAATGGTCTTGCTAATTCTTTATATATGCGATATTGTTATCATATATTAAATCCCAATAAAGAGACTAAAACTTTTAAGGAAAATGTGGCTCTTATGACTTATGGTGATGATAATGTTATGGGTGTACATCCCCAAGCAAGTTATTTTAATCATACGGCAATACAAGATGTTTTAAAGGCTGTAGATATAAAATATACTATGGCAGATAAAGAAGCTGTTTCTGTACCATATATTCATATAGATAACGTATCTTTTTTGAAACGTACATGGAGATATGACAATGATATACACCATTTTGTTTGCCCTCTGGAGCATGATTCTATAGAGAAGATGTTACTTATAAATGTTCAATCTAAAACTATTACTCCAGAAGCTCAAGCTATAGCAGTGATATCGACAGCACTACGAGAATATTTCTGGTATGGTAAGTCTGTTTTTGAAGAAAAAACACAATTAATGATTGATGTTGTTTCTGAATGTGATTTAAGTATTTATGTACAAGAATCAACCTTCCCTTCATGGGAAAATTTACGTGACGAATTTCTCGCTGCGTACCCTACAAAGTTTCGATATGTATCGAAATCTAGTAGACAATAGATAGTTACTGACATATTATTTATTTTATTGTTATACATAAAATGTAGAGTGGATCTATTGAGTTTATCTTGCACGGGCGTTCCCCAAAATATTTCTTAAAATATGTGTTGCTGGACACAAGAAAAACAATACCTTGATGTTTGTATGAGTATATAGCATCATTGTAAACATTTTACT